GTTCAGCTTTTGTTGCTATAAACCAAGTACGTGCTAGTATGGGTCCTGTAGCATTAGACGCAATGCCAGCAGGTCAAGGACAAGTGTTCTTTTCTCATTCTATTTTGCAAGTGCAGCGAAAGGGTTGGATAACAGAAGGAGATAAAAAAGTAGGGTTTGATATGAATATCAGATTACGAAAAACTAAAACAGGTGGTGAAAACTGGGATTCAGCTATTGTTCCGTTTAGGGTAGAAGGTGGAATTGATGTTCTTGAAAGTTATATTCGGGATGCAGTAGACCAAAAATTAATTATACAAAAAGGCGCTTGGTATACTTATGGTGACATAAAAGCTATGGGCCTAAATGGTATAAAAGGAAAGTTTTTAGAGGATGATAAACTGTTTGAAAAGCTTCAAGATGAACTTACCTCCTAGAGATTTTACTGAACAGGAACTTATTATAGCTAAATGTTTAGATGAGTTTGGACTTAGATACGATGAGCAAGTTTACTACCATCCTTATATAGTAGATTTCTACATACCAGAGATAAAAATGGTAGTTGAGGCTGATGGAATATATGGGCATCTTTCTAAAAGAGACGCGCAGAGAGATAAAGAACTGCTATTATTAGAAGATATTGAGTATATTATACATATAAAAGAAAAAACACAAGAAAAAGTAAAGGAAAAATTATGGCTGGAATTAAACAAATTAAGCCAATAGGTCCAAAGAACCACATAAAAAATGATTTGTGGTTATCGGAAATAATAGATGACCACCTACGAGGAACTATGACAGCGCCTAGAACAGGTGTATTTCACCCATCTGTTATTAGTAACGCTTGTGATAGGTACGTATGGTTATGCTATCACGGTAAAATGGTAGACCAACCATTACCAGCTAATCTACAGAGAATATTTCAAAATGGAAGTTTCTTAGAAGAACGTGTGGAAACGTGGTTCAAAGCTTTAAATATTTTAGTTGATAGAGAAGTATCTGTAAAACAAGATATTCCTCCAATTTCAGGACGTATAGACTTTTTGATAAAGCATTATAGTTATGGAATTACACCCATAGAATTGAAGTCTATAAATACTGCGGGTTTTTCAAAGCTTAGAGGTCCTAAACCAGAGCACCAAATTCAGAT